ACCAAAGGGACAGACTTTCTTTTATAGACCATATTTAAAAAAGATTCTCATATAACATATTACACCAAAAATAAAACATACTTAGAAAAAAGAAATTAGAGTACTTATAGTCCCAATACCCAAGTGTAAAACGACTTTTCGTTGAAACCCCAAAGAACAGCCCTGGACAGTCAACATGGACCGTCCTGTCCTCCGTGCACCTCCACGGTCACCCACGGCCAGACGGAGGCAGACACACGGAGCCCCGAACACCCACACAACGACGAAGGGTATAGACTAAGACCTGTACGTACTATAAGAACTCTCAGTTATCTGACAGAAAAGAGCACTACAATGAACATTGATCTCACAATCATGGCTTCCCGCACCTCCAAGCAGTGGTTCCCCGCCACCATCACCTGGGAGGAGTTCGTCGAAGCCGCACAAGAGCCTGCCACCGAAAAAGACTGCGGCGCCTACATGGCAGGCAAGGCAACCAGCACAAGCCGCAAAGACAGCCGGGTAGAATACCGGAGCATGGTCACCCTCGACGCCGACAACGCCGACGCAGAACTCCCCGCGCGCGTGGAAGGGTTGGGACTGACTGCCCTCGTGCACTCCACCTACAGCCACACCACAGACAAACCCCGCTACCGCATCATCATCCCCATCCTGGGACCAGGACTCACCGAAGAGGAATACCCCCGCGCGGCACACGGCCTCATGGAAGCACTCGGCAAGGAACAGTTCGACAAGACCTGCGACCAGCCTAAACGCGTCATGTTCTGGCCTTCTGCCGCCTCTCCCGACCTGTACGAGGTGTACTCCTACAAAGGCGAGACAGCAGCCGCACAAGAGCTCCTGGAGCGCTTCGGAGGGTTCAGTGCCACACCTGAACACAAGCGCGGTCCTAAGTGCGACCCGTACAAGCTCCCCGGCGTGGTAGGTGCATTCAACCGCCTGTACGACATGTCCCGGGCCGTAGAAGAATTCAATCTCCCTTACGAGCAGGTGGGTGAGAACCGCTGGCACTACACCAACGCCAAGAGCAGTGGGGGCGTGTGCGTGTACCCGGATGGCTATGTGTACTCCAACCACGCCTCCGACCCCGCTGGCGGGCGCACGTTGTGCATGTTCGACCTCGTGGCCATGCACAAGTTCAACGACCTGGACGAAGCAGCCGACACGCCCCTGAACACAGCCCCTAAGGATCGCCCGTCCATCCAAAAGGCCCTGCAAGAGTTCACAGAGTTGCCTGCCGTCAAGAAGGAAATGATGAGTTTGAACATTGAGTCATTCGGTGAGGGTGAAGACGATTGGAAGTCGAAGCTGCACGTTCACCCCAAGACCGGGCAGACACTGAATGACGTGCACAACTTGCGGCTCCTTAAGAAGCATGATCCTGTACTGTCCGGGTTGGCGTACAACACCATGAATCTTGCTACCATTACGCGTCGTGATTTCCCGTGGCGTAAAGTGACCCCCGGTAAGGATGATCAGCTCACTAACGCTGATCGTGTGGAGATTAGTGATCACATCCATTACACCTACAACCTGCGCCAGACCTCTAAGGAGCGTGTCAATGATGTGATTGATACGGTGGCACAGGATCACTCTTTCCACCCCGTAGAGGAGTACCTGGAGGGTCTTGAGTGGGATGGTGTGTCTCGTATTGAGACGTGGCTTCCTGGTGAGGTGAACAACTACAAGCGTAGTGTTGCCCGCCTGACGGCTGTGCAGTCTGTGGCACGCATGCTTGACCCTGGTGTCAAGGTGGATAACTGCATGATTCTTTCTGGCGGCGAAGGCCTCGGCAAGACCTGGTTCATTGAGCGTATGGCTCGTGGTTGGACGTGTACTCTGGGTCCGATTGATCGTGGTAGCGCGCGTGACACAATCATGATCATGTCCCGCTCGTGGATTGCTGTGGCGGATGAGGGTTACTCTTTGAAGAAGGCTGACGCAGACAACATGAAGAATTTCATCACGCGTACCCATGATGAGGTTCGTTTGCCGTATGCGAGGGAGACGGTGGGGTTGCCTCGCCGTCAGGTGATTTGGGGTACGACCAATGACCCTACTTTCTTGCACGCGCAGGAAGGTAACCGTCGCTTCCTCATTGTGAATGTGTCGGAAAAGCTTGATTTCGATAAGTACACGGGTGAGTATGTTGACCAGGTGTGGGCGGAAGCTGTGCATTTGTGGAAGGAGTCGCGTGCTAAGTATGGTGTGGAAGGCAATCCTGATCTGTATTTGAACGCGGAAGAGGAAGCGGTTGCTAAGGGTGTGCGTGAGGAGGCTACTGAAGAGGACTCTCTGGTTGGTCTCATTCAGGATTACCTCGACACCCTGGTTCCTGAGAATTGGGAGACTATGCCTGTTAGTGATCGTATTTATTGGCTGGAGGCGTCTAAGCAGGGTCTTGTGAAGCCGGGGACGCATCGGATTGAGCGTGTGTGTTCGTTTGAGATTTGGAAGGTTCTGCTCGGGAATACCTGCGGGAAGCCTTCTCGTGTGGAGAGCTTGGAGATTGCTGAGGCCTTGAGGCGGGTCCCTGGTTGGGAGAGCTCGGGGTCGAAGCGTGCTAGGTTCGCTTTCTTTGGGCGGCAGCGTTACTTCTCGCGTGTGGAAGAGGCTGAGCCTGAGCTGGTTGAGGAGCCTGTGCTGCCCCTGGTTGAAGAGTCTGAGCCTGAGCTGGCGGTCGTTGCTTTGGATCGTGCTACTGCGGCGATTAATGCTGGTCGAGCGGCTGATGTGAAGGCAGCGTTGGATAAGGTTGGTGCGAGCCGTGTGAGCCTTCTTGAGGGTGGGCAGATTCAGGAGTTCCTTGACGCCCTCCCGTGTGAGCAGGATCATAGTCTTCTCTCCGATCTGCTATGAGCCCCAAGCCACGACTGTGCTATACTAATGCTTGAGGATGAACTCAGGACCACCTTCGGTTTGCTCTTTTCTGCGGGTGGTCCTACCCCTACCACAGATGAGAGCTGTGGTAGGGGTATTCTTTTTATGTTTTTGCACGGCACACCGTGCAAAATTCAACCAACATAGCACTAGTGTGCTACAATTGAAATATGAACCTCCTAGATATCCTTGACGCCACACCCAGCGGCGAACACAGCGTCGTCATCTACCCCAACCGACACGCACTACGCCAAGACTTCCAACCCTACCTCGGCAAGCGCAGCCAAGCATTCAGAACACATGCACTCCACCACGCAGAATACATCGAAGACCGCAAGAGGCTCGCACGCGTCTACCTACGCACACCCCGGCAAATCACATACACCAACCACAACCACGCAATTGACGGCTCAGTACACGCATACGTGGCAGACGGCGTAGAAGTCACCGACCTCATGAAAACCCGCCTCGAAGAATCAGGCATCACCAACATCACCCAGGTAGGCAAGCAGCAATGACACGAGAAGAAGAAGTCCGCATGCTCCTCAACAAGGCATGGCAGGCCATCGAAGGCGCAGACCCCAACAAGATCGCGCCCCTCCTCAACACCGCCAACCGCCTATCCAAGGAGCTCGACGAACTCGAAAAGCAGGCAACCGCAAACAAGACCGGCAGTGAGGAAGAGGAAGGTACCAGTGCAGTTGCCATCTTCCAAGCAAGGCTACGCAAGCGTGACATCACCGCTTCTTGAAGCCTCACAACAGCCCTGCGTGTCTGTGTCATCCCCTGCGTCCGAGACGCTAGGGGACCTTGCTGTAGCACTCGCAGCAGCCTACAAGCTCGACGCCGACCCTTGGCAGGAATACGTCCTAGGCCACTGGCTCGCAGTAGGCGAGGGCGGGTGGGCCAACATGACCTGCGGGCTAGCCGTCCCACGACAGAATGGCAAAAACGCCATCATTGAAATACGAGAATTCTTCGGCGCCATCGGTAGGGGAGAGAAGATCCTCCACACCGCTCACGAAGTCAAAACCGCCCAAAAACACTTCTTGCGCCTCAAGCACTTCTTCGGAGAATGCGCAAATGACCCCAACGCGAAATTCCCCGACCTTAACGCCCTCGTAGCCAGCGTCCGCAACGTCAACGGGCAGGAAGCCGTTTACCTCAAAAACGGTGGCAGTATCGAAATCGCCGCACGCTCTAAAGGCTCAGGGCGCGGCTTCACCGTTGACGTCCTCGTGTTGGATGAGGCCCAGGAGCTCAGTGACGAAGCCCTGGAAGCCCTCCTCTCCACCACGAGTTCTGCCCCTCTGGGCAACCCACAGTGGATCTTCACAGGCACACCCCCAAGCCCCACGGCGGAAGGTGAAGTCTTCTCCCGCAAGCGACGTGACGCGCTCTCAGGCGAATCCCTGTACACGTGTTGGGACGAATGGTCCCCGCCAGGGGACCCGAAGTCCCTGTCAGACATTGATCTTGATGATAGGGACCTGTGGGTGCGCACCAACCCCGCTCTGCTCTCAGGCAGGCTGAAAATGCGTGTCCTCGAAGGCGAACGTAAAAGCTTCTCCGATGACGGGTTTGCGCGCGAGCGCCTCGGCTGGTGGGCATCCATTGACGGCACACGCCGCCTGATCAGCGTAGCCGACTGGCAGGCCACTGGTGTGACGCAGCTGCCTGATGAGCTGGCCGACCACAGTGTGACACGCGCACTAGGGGTCGCCTTCTCTAAGGACGGCACACGCACGGCTGTGGCCGGGTGCCTGTACGATCGTAAGACAGGGCTCGCGCATGTGGAACTCATTGACGTGAACAACGGCGACACGACGAGCAGTGCGCTCGCGGGGTGGCTGTACAAACGCCGCACCCGCTACAGCGCAGTGGGCGTGTCAGGCAGGTCAGGTGGGCTAGCATTGGAGCAAGACCTGCGTGCCATGAGAATCCCGAAAGCCTACCTACATGTTGTTGACACTAAGGAGTACTTCACCGCATGCAGTGGGTTCCTCAACGCTATCCAAGCGCGCACTGTGACTCACCCAGGCGGGCATGACGCAGACACTGACCCTTTGGATGCATCTGTGGCTGTGTCTGATAAGAAGATTCGTGGCGCCGACGGTGCGTGGGGCTGGCACTCAACCTCCCAGGAAGGTGACGAAGTCCCATTGGAGGCTGTGAGTGTCGCATTGTGGATGGCGCGTACAACCCGTCGCCGACCGAACAAGAGCCAGGAGGCTTTATCGTGACTATGAACGTTGATACTCGTCTGATTACCGGTGCGGGGCCGGGTATGTTTAGCCCACCTGTCGTAGTCGGGCTGTCTGATGCACTACAGGCTGGCTTGAATGACCTGGTAGGCACATGGCAGGCCCGCTACCCATCCAACATGCGCCGGCAAGCATACTTGGACTGCAAGGTCTTCGTAGACAGCCTGAACATCTCCCTGCCGCGTGAGATCGCGCGTGATCTGCGTATCGTGTCCACATGGCCGGAGAAGGCAGTTTTTTCTCTGACGTCGAGGTGCCACTGGGACGGCGTGGTAGCCCCTGACGGGTCGGAGGATCCTTACGGGCTGGTGACACTCCTTGATGAGAACCGGTTCGCTACCGAGATTGGCCACGCTATTTCAAGTGCAGCAACGCACGGCGTGTCGTTCCTGGTGACCCTGCCCGGTGACGTGAGCGCTGGTGACCCACCTGTACTCGTCCTGCCGTACTCGGCTATGACGGCGGCGGCACTATGGGACCGACGTCGTCGAGGCATCAAGGCTGGTCTGCTGATTAACGACGTGGATTATCTAGGCAGGCCAACCGAGCTGATCATGCTGACTCCTACCGTGATGGTGAGCATGAGCCTGTTTGGCTCACAGGGCTGGTATGTGACAGGGCATGTGGAGCACAACCTTGGTCGCACGCCTATGGAGGCCCTCGTGTACCGTGGCACTCTTGACCGCCCCCTAGGCAGGTCACGGTTGACTGATGGCGTGCTGTCTATCGTGGATCGGGCTGTGCGCGCGTCTATGCGGATGGACGTGTCGTCGGAGCTGTTCACTGCTCCCGGTCTGCTGCTGCGTGGCGTGGATGAGGCGACGTTCAGTCAGATTAAGTCCTCATGGAGCTGGCGTCTCGGGTCGGTCAAGGGCATCAGCCGCGATGAGGAAGGTGAGCTGCCTGAGGTGGATGTGCTTCCTCAGCAGTCCATGCAGCCTTACGTGGATCAGCTGCGTGAGCTGGCGCAGGAGATGGCTGGTGCGCTGTCTCTCCCGGTTGGGTCCTTGGGTATCGTGCAGGATAACCCGTCTTCGGCTGATGCGATCTACGCGGCGCGGGAGGAGCTGGTGACCGAGGCTTCGGATTTCAACGATGCGAACTCTTACGCGTTGAACCGCGTGTACAGGAACATCATCCAGTTGCGTGACGGTTGGCTGCCTGATGATGCGGCGCGTATTTCTACGCACTGGCGTAACCCTGCGCGCCCGAGCATCGTCTCCCAGTCCGACGCCATGATTAAGCAGATTCAGGCGATCCCCGAACTCGGTAGGACGGACGTGGCCTTGGAGGAGCTGGGTTATACGCGTCAGCAGATCATGCGGATCCGTGCCCAGTCCGACCAGCAGCGCGGCCGGGATAACCTGGATGCGATTCTGCGTGGGACGGGCGGTGAGTAGCCGTGACGTCACTGAGTGAGGTTGAGGTCTACGACAAGATGGTCAATGCTGTGCTGAAAGGGTCGGAGGACCAGCTGGCGGTCCTGTTCAGGGAATTGAACTTCGATGATGTGGCTCTGGCTCGCGAGGAGATGAAGCAAGTCCTCGGTGAGCTTGTGGACACGTACGGGTCGGCGCTCACGCAGGGGGCCATCGACTGGTATGAGGAGTTGCGGCCCTCTTTCAAGAAGGCCTACACGCCCGAGCCTATTGCACCTGCTGGTCAGGCGGAACGTATTGATCGTTTGAGCCGGTATGTGGCCGGCATTGGCAGCGAGGATCCGGCTAAGGCTATCCGTGTCGTGGCCGGGGCTCTCGGTAGGGAGATTCAGACGGGTCCGAGGCGTACGATCCTTCGGGCTGCGGATTTGGACCCGTCCGCACCTCGTTTTGCGCGCGTCCCGGTTGGGAAGACCTGTGCGTTCTGTTGCATGCTGGCGTCGCGTGGGTGGGTGTATCACTCGAAGGATCTGGCGGGTGGCGCGGGTCATGAGTTCCATGACGCGTGCAACTGCCGTATCGTGCCGGATTGGGAGCATAAGAATCTTCCAGGTTATCACCCGGATGAGATGTATGAGGTGTATTTGTCGGCGCGGCGCGCCGCAGTGAAGGCTGGTGTGAAGGAACCCCCGGGGGGTATAATCGCCTCATACATGCGGGAAGGTCACCCTGAGATGTTTTCAGATGGTCGGGGTGTCCCTCGGCCGGCTAGTGAGTTCCGCTCACAGAAGCTCGGGAAGCTAGCGGATTCTCTTGACAAGGAGAAGGATAAAGGAGAATAGTAATGAGTACCAAGAAGATCAGCAACCCAGCCCCCGGCACGGAGGCAGTAGAGGCCGTGGCCCTCAATCAGGTGGGCACTGCCGCGGACAATGACGCACCCATTGAGGTTAAGGGAGACGACGTTGCAGATACGATGGATACACCTGTTGAGACTAAGGCGCCCGCACCCGTTGAGACGCAGGCACCTGTTGAGGATAAGACGCAGACACCCGTTGAGACGCAGGCACCTGTTGAGGATAAGACTGATGACGTTCAGGTGACCATCAACGCTCTCAAGGCCAGCGTTGAAGCCCTCACCAGCCAGCTCCAGGAAACCAAGGAACGTCTTGAAGCAAAGGAGCGCGCCGAGCAGCGCGCCATCCGACTGGAGAAGGCTGGTATCCCCAAGGCTCTCGGATCGTTCATCCGCGACGATGCTGACCTTGAGGCCTTGAATGAGACCTTGGCAGGTCTCTCTCGAACCACCCCGGCTGGTGTCGGGGCTGTTTCCACACCTACTCTCCCCACGGTAGGTTCAAAGAATCCTGGTGGGGAGGTTCTCAGCATCGACGAAATGATCGCGCGCGCTGAGGCAAACAATGACCGTGCAGCCCTCTCCAGTCTGAAGCTGGCGAAGCTCTCGGCTGCATCCAACATGTTCTGAACTAGGAGGAATAAATGTCCGGAGCAACTGGAGTGGGCACGACCTACAATCTGCCCAACTACGCTGGAGAACTTTTCCAGGTCTCCAAGGAAGACACCCCGTTCCTGTCCGCTATTGGTGGTCTCACCGGCGGCGAGTCGGCGGGCTCTACCCTCATTGAATGGCAGACTGAGGACCTGCGTGATGCTGATATTACTCGTCAGCGTCTTGAGGGTGCTGCAGCCCCCGGCAGTGAGGAGCGTGCGCGCTCTCGTGTGTCTAACGTCCTGGAGATTCACCAGGAAGTGGTGGAGCTGTCCTACACGCGTCAGGCCACCCAGCGTATGCGCAACACTGACGGTGAGAAGCTGGTGACGATTGGCACCACGACTCTGCCTGAGGATGAGCTGCAGCATCAGATCGAGCTGACGCTCAAGCAGATCGCCCGTGACGTCAACAAGGCGTTCATTCAGGGCACCTACCAGAACCCCACGAACAACACGACCCCGCGTAAGACGCGTGGTCTTGTGGAGGCTATTACGACGAACGTCGTGACGGCCACGACCGCTAACCTGACTGAGGACCTCGTGCTTGACACCCTGCAGAAGGTGTGGGAGAACGGTGGTATCCGTGAGGGTGAGACCCGCACGATCCTGGTCGGTGCAAAGGTCAAGCGTGCCCTGTCCAAGGTGTTCATCAAGGACAACGGCTACCGTGAGACCTCTCGCACGGTTGGTGGTGTGAATGTCACCGCAATCGAGACGGACTTTGGTACGTGCAACATCATGCTTGACAATGATGTGCCTGCTGACACGCTCCTGGTTGTGTCCCTGGAGGAATGTGCACCTATGTTCCTGGAGGTCCCCGGTAAGGGCACGTTCTTTGCTGAAAGTCTGGCTCGCTCTGGCGCGTCTGACAAGATTCAGCTCTACGGTGAGATTGGCTTGAAGTATGGTGCTGAGCAGCATCATGGCAAGCTGAAGCTGAAGGCTTCGTGACCTTCTCCTGTGGTGGGGTCTTGAGAGTATCGGCCCCACCACAGGTCTTTTTGTAAGGAGAACACGTTGAATATTCAATCAGTGAAGTATCCTGAGATGCTCCTAGTCACCCCTGTTGGGCGCGTGCGTTTTCAGGCTGGTCAGGCGGAGGTGTCGGGCAAGGCCCTGGAAGCCGAGGTGCGCGCACTGGCAGGCACTGATGAGCAGCTAGGTCTTATCGTCCCTGCTGCCACCACTGGTAGGAAGCGTGCCCGCCGTGTCTGAAATACCTTTCGCCACACTTGATGATCTGCGTGCCCGCCTGCCTATCGAGGACAGTACCATGATCGCAGACGCGCGCGTCAAGATTCTCCTACAAGACGCCACTGACCTCATCTGCTACCGCTGCCCTGGTTGGAAGAATGCACCGAAGACGGTGCTGACAGCCGTGACGTGCCGTGTGGTGAGTCGGGCTATTCGTCAGCGTCCTGCGGGTGTTGCAGGGGATGCCACGCAGCTCACTCAGACGACTGGTCCATTCTCCCTGTCAACGACGTGGGCTAACCCCTCGGGTGACCTATTCCTGACCAAGCAGGACCGTGACGACGTCAATGGGGTGTCAGCATCATTTTTCGGCTCGGCCGACACCCTGTTCGGAGGCGGACAGTGATGAGCGCAATGGACGCGTGGAAAGAATCCTTTGTGCTGCTACGGCATAGCGAACCTAAGCGTGACCCGCTCGGGGTCTCCTACCGCCAGGGCGGCGTGCAGGAGATTCCATTACCTCCCGTCCTCGTCGCCACAACACAGTCCTCCGACCGAGAGAGCACAGGCGAAGACTACGGAACCAGGGAGGCTGTGACCGTGTACTGGGATGAGTCCTCAGGTGGGCACGTGGATATCCTCCCTGGTGACAGGGTGCGTCTTCGAGGTGACGTGTGGCAGCCTGTCGGCACACCTGTCGTATACCCTTTGGGGGTATACTTGAGACTATGGAAGGAGGCGCCACGTGAAAGTTGAGTTCGTTATTCATAAGAATGGTGTCAAGGATCTCCTGAAGAGCCAGGAGATGCAGAACATGCTCGCCATCAAAGCAGCGGGGATTGCTGCCCGTGCAGGCGACGGGTTCACCTCGGGCGTGCGCGTAGGTTCGGATCGAGCCCGCGCCTATGTCCTCCCTGAGACGTTCAAGGCACGCAGACGACAGGCACGTGACCATGTGCTGGAACGCGCTGTAGGAAGGGGCTGATGATGATGAGCCTTGACTTGCAAAAGTTCGTGATCGACTACCTGAACAAACAGGACTTCGAAGGCGAACTCAAGACCACCACGGTGGGAGGCATCCGCCCCTCCACTGAGGAAAACCCCCACCCTTACGTGCTAGTGCTAGCGACGGGTGGCCCCGGACGGTCTGAACGTATTCTCTACACGGCACAGATCACCATCGACTCCTATGCGCCCACTTCCTGGTGGGCAGGCGAGCTCGCTCGTCGCGTGGGAGACGCCATCCACAAGCTTCCAGAAGCGGATGGCCCTGTAGCGGTCGTAAGCTCTCCCGCACCAGCGGAACTGCCCGACCCTGATACCGATATGCGCCGCTACACTGCGACGTACCAGATTACCGCAAAGTTGGGAGTTACCAATGGCTAAGACCAATGCTGACAACGCATTCATGGCAGGTTCCGAGAAGGATACGCTCTATCTCGGCCCGGCTGGCACCGACCTGTCCACCATCACCAGTCTGACTACGCCCATGCCCGAGGGCATGGTGGACGTCGGTTGGACTAGTGATGACGGCATGACCCTGGACATGTCCGACAGCGTTGACAAGATCCGAGGCCACCAGGGGCACGGTGTTGTCCGAACCTACATGTCGGATTCCTCCACCTCGTTCAAGGCAACCCTGCTTGAGACCAAGCTGGAACTGCTCAAGAAGTACCTTGGCGCCACCAAGGCCGAGAAGGTCACCACGACTGGCACGGATAGTATCACCCGCATGACGGTGTCTGCCTCCCGTAAGGTGGAGGCCCTGTGTGGTGTGGCTGACCTGTTCGACGTGTCTACTGGCAAGCAGCGCCGCTATATTTTCCCGCGCCTCGAACTTGGTGAGCGCTCCGGTGTCACCTTCAAGGTTGGTGAGCTGTCCGCCTACGAGTACAACCTCGAGGTGCTGGATAAGTATGAGCTCCTCAGCAACGAGGATGGCCTGAAGGTCGGCTGACCTTATGTCTCCTGCCGTGTGTCGCGCTTCTGTTCTCCCGGCACACGGCAGGCAATAACATTGTGGAGAACAGAGTGTAAGGAGAACAGAACCATGACTACGAAGAAGACCCCCACCGCTGCTGAGCTCGCGCGCCGTGAAGCCCAGTCCAAGAATGATCGCGGCGAGGTGGCACCCATCCACGTTGAGGTCCGAGGTATTGCCCTGGATTTCAACCCTACGGATCTGCTTGACGACTACGATGCGATGACAGCACTGATGGAGCAGGGGCGCCCTAATCCGATGCTCGCCCTGCTTATCCCTGATGAGGGTGAGCGTAAGGCTGCCTTGGATTCTCTACGTGATGAGGACGGGAAGCTGCGCATGACTACCGTCGTTGAGTTCCTGACTGAGGTCTTCCAGGCTTCCGGCCAGGGAAACTGATTGACCTCCTGCATCTCCTGTGGGAACACTGGGAGGTGTTGGAGGCGGACTTTCAGATGACTTACAACCTCGACCTGACGCAGGTGTTCACAGGTGGGCTGAGCCTGCGTCGGGTTGGGGTTCTGATCAACAACCTGCCTTCTGGGTCCCTTCTGCGTAAGCGTCTTGGCGGCGCTGGCGCGTGGACTGATGAAGTATCGGCTGTATTCGCTCAAGGCAACCGGTTGGAAGGGATTATCATCACCGCGTTGGGTGGCAAGAAGAAGGATGTGCCCAAGCCTGCCAGCCCGCCCGAACCCGGCTGGTTCGAGAAGGCAGAAGCTGAGCGTGAGAGGCGTGAAGAGCGGGCACGCCGGTGGGTTGCAGAGCATAGTTAGGGGTATCAGCAATGGCTGAGAACGGTTTTAGTTTAGGTACCGCGTGGATTCAGGTTTCCCCTTCCATGAAGGGGCTTCAGGAAGCGATCCGAAAGGAGCTAGCTGGGACCGATACGCGGCCTGCTGAGAAGAAGGTTGAGTCCGGTCTTGGTGCTGCGTTTAAGCGTGTTGCCAAGGCCGGTGCTCTTGCGCTCGGTGCGGTTAGTGGTATTGCGGCGGCGGCTGGTTTCGCTGACGTGGCTAGGGAGGCTTTGAACGCGTCCGATGCCACGGATAAGTTCAAGTCTACGCTTGGGTTTGCGGGTGTGTCGGCTGATGAGATTGGGAAGCTGACTGCTAGTACGAAGAAGTACGCAGATGACACCGTGTATGAGCTTTCGGACATCCAGAACATCACAGCGCAGCTCGCCGCCAACGGCGTGCAAGGCTATGACCGTCTTGCCGAGGCCGCGGGTAACTTGAATGCTGTGGCTGGCGGTAATGCTGAGACTTTCAAGTCGGTTGGCATGGTGCTCACCCAGACGGCGGGTCAGGGTAAGCTCACGACGGAGAACTGGAACCAGCTGGCTGACGCGATTCCGGGCGCGTCAGGTAAGCTCCAGGAAGCCCTCCTCGCCAATGGCGCGTATGTTGGTGACTTCCGCGATGCCATGTCGAAGGGCGAGATCAGTGCTGAGGAATTCAATCAGGCGATCCTGGACCTGGGTTTCACGGACGTCGCCGAAGAGGCCGCAACCAGTACCACCACCATTGAGGGCGCGTGGGGTAACCTGCAGGCCACCCTGGTGACGGGCGCTATGGGCATTGTTGACAAGATCAAGCCCGCGCTCACGGACTTCATGAGCGGGGTGTCTGATGGCGCGTCAAAAGCGTTTGGTTGGATTAACGACACGGCTGTGCCTTCCCTTCAGGGTGTGTGGGATATTCTCACGAAGGGTGATTTCACGGGTCCGATCTTTGGGTTCCAGGAAGACTCGGGCCTTGTTGATTTCCTGTTTAACTTGAGGGATGCTGGCTTGTCTGTGTGGGACATGCTCAAGTCCTTGTGGGATGCTGGGTCTAGTCTGGGTGGCGTGTTTGCCCCTCTTGGCGCGGATATTGCCGGCGCGTTCGGTGGTAGTAGTGTGTCTGTTATTCAGGGTGTGTCGGATGCGTTGAAGAGCGTGTTTGACTGGATGGCACGCAACAAGGATGTTGTTGCGCCCCTCATTGTGGTGGTCGGGTCGGCTGTGGGGACGTTTAAGTTGTTGAGTACGGCCCTGAATGCAGTCAACGCTGTGAAGGCTGCGGGTGGGTTGCTGCAGTTCGCTCAGGCCACGAATGTAGCGAAGGCGGCACAGGTGGCGTTTAATGCTGTCATGAGCGTGGGGCCGATTGGCCTGATCGCAGTGGCGTTGGCCGCTCTGGTGGCGGGCTTGACGTATTTCTTCACGCAGACAGAGACGGGCCGTCAAGCGTGGGCTGCAATCACGGACGCGTTCTACTCTTTCGTGGATTGGGTTGGGTCAGCGTGGTCTTCTGCCATGGAGTCGCTTTCTTCGTGGTGGGCCTCCACGTGGGACCAGGTTGGTGGCACTGTTGACTGGTTTAACTCGACGGTGGTGTCGGGTCTTGCGGCTGCGTGGCAGGGTATTCAGGATGCTATCAGGGCGTGCGTCGGCTGGTTGAACACTTATGTGGTGCCTGTGTTCCAGGCAGTGTGGGATGGTATTAAGACTGTTGTCTGGGTGGCTCTTATTCCTGTCATCGCTTATTTTGAGCTGTGGAAGTTGGCCTTGCAGGCTGTTACTGACTTTGCGGTCACGTACGTGTGGCCCTACTTGCAGCAGGCGTGGGAAGGCATTCAGGCTGGTGTGGCCGTGTTGTGGGAGTACATGCAGGCGGCGTGGGCTGGTATCCAGTCGGCTGTGCAGGTGGTGGCTGATTGGTTCACTACCTATGTGCTGCCTGTTGTCACTGGCGTGTGGGATGGGATTGTTGCTGGCGCGAACCTGTTGTGGACTGGCATCCAGATGTATTGGCAGTGGATTCAGCTGTGTGTGCAGACGGTTGCTGACCTGTTCACCTCGTATGTGCTCCCTGTTATTCAGGCAGTGTGGGATGGCATCAATTGGGGTGCTCAGGCACTGTGGCAGGGTATTCAGACTGTCTGGTGGGGTATCCAAACGTCTGTGCTGACTGTGGTGGGTTGGTTTACCGCGTATGTCCTGCCAGTGGTTCAGTCTGTGTGGGATGGTATTACGACTGGTGCGAACCTGTTGTGGGCGTCAATGACGTCGATTTGGAATGGTATCCAGTCTTCGATTAGCGCAGTTGCTAACTGGATGTACTACACGTTGTGGGGCACGATCACGAGCGTGACGGATGGTATCCAGTCGGCGTTCCAGTCTATGAAGGATTCTGTGGCGTCGATTTGGGAGTCTGTGAAGGGTGTGGTGGCTAAGCCCATCAACTTCATTATCAACACTGTCTATACCTCGGGCATTAAGAAGACGGCGGACAGCATGGCTGAGAAGCTGGGCTTGAGTTTGCGTCTTCCGTCGATCTCTCCTATTGCTGAGTATGCTTCTGGTGGTGTCCTGCCTGGGTACACGCCCGGCCGCGATGTGTTCCACTTCTTCTCTCCCGATGGTGGCGGTGCGCTCGCCCTGTCTGGTGGTGAGGCTATTATGCGTCCCGAGTGGGTGCGCGCTGTTGGTGGCCCTGAGGCTGTGGCTCGCATGAATGCTGCTGCCCGGTCGGGGGCGACGCGTATTCCTGGTGGGGATACGGGCGTGAAGTTCGCTGCCTTCGCTAATGGTGGCGTGTGGGATGGTGCTCGCGGCGCGTGGGATTGGATTAAGGATGCAGCCGACACGATGGGCAAGATTATTGCTGACCCGGCTGGCGCGGTGGCTCGCTTCATTAAGGCTCCGGTGGATGCGATGATGCGTGGCCTGCCCGGGTCGGGCATGGTCTCGGACTCGATGCGCGCCGTCCCTGGTATCTGGATTGATGGCTTCGCCAACTGGCTGAAGGGCAAGACTTCTAGTATGGGCGCGACGGGTATTGTCAATGCTGCCAGGAAGGCTATTGGCGTGCCCTACGTGTGGGGTGGTTCGTCTATCCCGCCGGGTTTGGACTGCTCTGGCCTAGTCTATTGGGCGGCTCACCAGATGGGTTCTAAGATCCCGCGTTTGACGGCTGCCGGCTACCAGTCGGGTTCTGGCGCGGGCAATGCGAATGTTCCGGGTAATCTCTTGTTTTGGGGTAATCCTGCTTGGCATGTGGCCATCGCATCCGGCAAGGGCATGATGGTGGAGGCTCCGAAGCCGGGCGCGTTTGTGCGCGAGACTGGGATTTGGGGTAACCCTACGGCTGGCACGTACAAGTTCGATAATGGCGGGTATATCCAGCCGGGTGTGACGACAGTGTTGAATAAGACGGGGCGTCCTGAGCCGGTGTTTACTGATGGCCAGTGGGATATCTTGCAGCGTCACTCGCGCGCGCAGGAGTACCCGCAGACGTTGGTTATTGTGGATGAGGACGGTCAGTTGGTTGGTCGTATGCGTGTGGAGGCTCGTGGCGCGGTGAATGACGCGTTGTCTCCGGCGTCTCGGTCTCGTGCTCGTGATCTCCTTGGCATGGGCTTTTAATAAAAGAAGGGGCAGTAGGGATGTCTACTGTATGGTCCGCGTCTAGCGGCTACATGTTCATTGGTGTCGGCTTGGAGTGGTCGGGTGATCCCTCGAGTGGGTCGGTGACGGTCACGGCCACGGTCACTGCTTGCAGTGATGGGTATGGTCATAGTTTCTCGTCGGCGTGGTCTTGGTGGGGCTACTACGGGTCGGGGTCGGAGGGCTTCAGTTTCTCGTCTGGCTATGGTCAGACGGTGTATAAGCAGCTGTCTCAGTGGAGTTTCACTGTGCCCTTGGAGTATGGGCGCGAGAAGACGGTGACGATTGGGGCAAGCCTTGGCCCGATCTGGAATGGTGGTAATCCGAGTGTGGAGAACACACTGACGCTTCCTGCCCGCCCGGTGGAGCTTCCGAATGCGCCGACTAAGGTGACGGCTAGTCGCGTGTCTGACCAGCAGATCAACATTGAGTGGGTTGCGCCTGCGTCTGGTGAGTCGAACCCGATCGACTATTTTGTGGTCGAGCGTCGCCTTGATGAGTCTGATCAGTGGACGGTTGTTGCCCCTGTGAAGGATGCTGTGTCTTTCGCTGACATGGACGTCAAGGCCGGCCATAAGTACTCCTACCGTGTGAAGTCGGATAACATGGCTGGCGGGTCGGAGTATGTGGAGGCTGAGCGTCCTGTGTTTACGACGCCGCCTGCTCCGGTGAATGTGCGCGCGGTGAAGGATGCTTCGGGCAATATTGTGGTGTCTTGGGAGAACAGGGCGCCTTACACTCCTACCAGGTGGGAGGTGTATGACGGTGATAATCTCGCTGCCCTGGTGACATTGGGCGTGGAGAAGTGTGTGTGGGAGCATAGTTCGCCGCGTCTTGATGTGACTCACCAGTACCGTGTTGTGTGCGTGGGTGGCAGTATGTCGTCTGCGCGCTCTGAGCCGTCCAATGTTGTCCAACTCTTGGCCCGGCCGAACGCGCCCGAGCCTACCGTGGATGGCTTGTATTTTCCTGCTGATGAGCCTGTGACGCTTGGGTGGCTGTTTAATGCGACGGATTCTAGCCCGCAGACTCGCTTCAAGCTTCAGTACATGCGGCGTCTGGGCGGCGTGCAGGGTCCTCTGTTCGATCAGGCTACCTCGAAGCAGGAGTGGACGGTTGGTGTTCTGTCGCAGGGCACGTACGAGTATTGGGTGCAAACGTGGGGCCTGCATGCTGACCCGTCTCCCGTGTCGCGCCGTGCTTTGTTCTATGTGGAGACTCGCCCTGCCATCTCTATCCAGTCCCCTGGTCAGGTGGTGAAGACGTCGTTCATCGACGTCGCCTGGGCGTATTCGCCGATGGGTGGGCCTGTGCAGACGAAGGCCATTGTGGAGCTGTACCAGGGCGATAGCCAGCTGGTTGAGACTCAGGTGGCGCGCGGGTCGCAGGCTAGTGTGCGTTTGAAGACCTACCTGAAGAATGGCTTGTCGTACCGGGTGAGTGTGACGGCTGTGAATGCCCACGATGTGAAGTCGAAGACTGTGAGCCAAACGTTCCAGGTGGAGTACGAGCAGCCGCCCGCCCCGCGCGTTTATCCTGAGTGGGATGATGAGGTGGGGTGTGTGCGTGTGCGCGTGGTGAACCCGACTCCTGAGGCTGGTAAGCCTGCTGCTGTGCGCAACCGTGTGGAGCGCAGCGATGACGGTGGGATGTCGTGGACTATTCTTACTGAGGACTTGCCTGTGTCGGGCATGATCCTTGATTACCAGTCGCCTAGTCATGGGAGCGTGTCCTACCGTGTGACGGCGACGTCTGATCTGCCGTCGAGCTCGACCATGGTGGAGAGTATTGATACCCAGTCGTGGGCGATGTGGATTGGTGGCGGCTGGGACTTTAGTACAACTGTGCCCCTGCGGTGGGACCCGGTGCATTCGTGCAAGATGGGGCTCGCTCACCGTAAGCTTCACCGGTTTGCTGGCCGTGAGAGGGCGGTGGAGATGAGTGGTAGGCACAGGGAGAAGACGCTCAGCTTGTCGGCTGCGTTGTTTGATGAGGATTTCCCGCTGATTCAGCGTCTTGAGGAGCTGTCCTACCTGCCCGCGCCGTTCCTGTACAGGGACCCGATGGGTCGGGTCGTGTACTGTTCGATTGCGAGCGTCAGCGTGGATCGTGCGTTGTCAGGTAAGTGGAGTGTTAAAATTGAGGTTGAGGAGGTAGACCATGAGTGACGGGCTTGACCAGGTGGAAAACGCCATTGCCGCTGTGATCGCTGAGAAGCATCAGGGGCGGGCGTTGGCGGGTGCCTGGATCGTCGCCTGCGAGGTCCTCCCCACGGAAGGCTCTAACGACGAGGCGGCTCTGTGGTTCCTGGAGGGCCGGGGCCTGATCGAGCCGTCGAGGGAGATCGACGAGTGAGCGCCCTCAACATGCACCGGCAAGCAGACTACATGGTCACACTCCTGGATTGGGGTGACCATGTGGTTCGTCGTCTGGACGGCGTGACTGGCGGGAACATCACCCTCAGCAACTCCACTCGCTTGCGCGCGTCTGGGAGTATGGACCTCACTGAGGCATGCGGGCCTATCGACTGGATGACTCAGAGGGTCCGCATCGACTACACGGCGAACGGGCAGACGTGGGGGCTTGGAGTGTTTCTCCTGTCGGCGCCCACGCGCTCCTACAGTGAGGCGGGGTCAAGGTGGAGTGTGGACTTGTCTTCCCCGCTGGCTGTGCCTGACGCTGACTGTGTGGATAGTACGTTCACGGTGAAGGCCGGGTCTAACCTGGTTGGCGTGGCAGCGGACATCTTATATGAGACGAGCCTGGAGCGTCTGTCTATTACTCCGTCTTCAGCTGTGGCGTCTAGTGACATGATCTATGACCCAGGTAAGTCTAAGCTGACTATTGTCAATGAGCTACTGGGTGCGGCCGGCTACTGGGCAGCCTACCCTGACGGTGTGGGTCAGGTGCATCTTGACCCTTACACCCGTCCTGCTAACAGGGGTGTCGCCTATGACTTCCAGGAGGGTGCGCGCGCGATTCACCTGCCTGAGTGGGAGCGTGAGCAGGATATGGCTGCTGTGCCGAACAAGGTCGTGTTTGTCTCCCAGGGCAGTGCTGATAAGGCAGCTCTGGTTGGTGTGGCAACCAATGAGGACCCCACGTCCCCTTACTCTTACCCGTCGAGGGGGCGGTGGGTTGTGGAGACGAGGACTGGCGTGGAGGCAGCCGACCAGGAGTCCATCGACTCGCAGGCGCGCCGCCGTCTGATCGACGTGTCTACCCCGTCTGCAGCTATTACGTTGCAGCATATGCCTGTGCCTATTATGCCTAATCAGGTGGTGGGTTTCACTAGTCAGGGGCACGCGGCTAAGGGCGTGGTGAAAGAAATCGAGTACTCGCTGGATCCTACCAGCCTTGTGAAGACGAAGCTGTTGGAGGTGACTGACCTGTGAATTTGGATTACCTGATGCGCGTGGTGGCTGGTTTGCGTGACCGGCTTGATGCTATGCCTCTGTTCCGGTGGGCAACTGTGGTTGGTACCAAGCCTTTGCGTGTGCAGTTGGATGGGGACCCTACTCCTCTGTCTGCTGACCCTGTGAATCTGGCTGGTGCCCTCTCGGTGGGGCAGCGCGTGTACACGATGAGCGTGGACCGCAGGCTACATATTTTGGGTGGGGTTTCGGATGGGCCGACCCAGTGAATGTTTATGGGACTCTTGGAGGGTGTGTGTGTCATGACTGCGTTTATTGAGGGGTCGGTTCGTACTCCGTCGGGGCGTATCGTCCCGTTGACTGTTCGAGCCGAGCCTATTCCGGAGCCCGGCAGAACGCCAGAGGGTGACGTGATCGTCGCGGGTAGTGTCGTTACGGAATCGACTGCCCCTGTTTCGGCTCTCATGTCCGCGGGCAAGTATCGGATACTAGTGTTTACGCCGGTGAAGCAGCTCGCTGACAGGGAGGTGACGCTGGTGGACGGTCAAAGCGTGACTCTTGCAGATATTGTGGATGCGGCCCCGTTGCCTGCGCCACCCGGTGGGGCGACTGGCCTGGTGGATGCGCAGGGGCGCCTGATTGCGGCAGCTCCGATTAAGGTCGTGGCCTCGCTAGCTGAGGCTGAGGCGCTCCCGGATGGTGTGGTGTACGCGGCGCCTGCGGATGTTATTCCCCCTACGCCGGGGCCGGTCACGCCTCCTGGTGTTGTGGAGAAGACGGCGCGGGTCGTGGGTCATGTGGCTGGCCAGTTCGCAGGAGACCAGGTCCAGATTGGCGTGGATGGGCAGGCTGGTGATCGTGTTGTTGTTGCCGTCAACACTAAGGCCCAGTACGACCAGACGTTCACGTGGCCTGCCGGGTGGACGGTGCTTGTCGAACCTTACTACATTGGCACGATGCGGTTCACTCTTGCTATTGGCCCGTGGGACCCGTCCGTCGTCGTGCGCACGTCGAAGCCGCTCGAGGCTGGCTATGTGGCCCTGTCGGTGCATGGTGGCGGCCGACCGGTCATTAGTGAGGTGAAGGATCGCACGAAGGAGCCTGTCGAATCGACCACGGTCACGGCGCCGGTTGTTGCTGGTGGTCTCGGTACCAGCCTTGCGTTTGCCTTCGAGCGCACGTTGAAGCCTGAGACTCGCGACCAGCTCGTTGTCTCGCAGGGTTGGGAGATTGTGAACTATGCTGAACAGCATGATGGCAATCTGCAGACGGTGCTTGCCGCGAAGTGGGTGGGCGCGGGTGAGCCTACCAGCATGGTGGTCACCTATCCGAACGAGCAGGCCACGAACGGCGCTGGCGTGCAGGTGGTGATCTTGGATGCCTGAGGCGGGTGTGATGGTGCGTCGTCGTGATGGTGGTGACGTGCGTGTGCGTGTGTTCCTGCGTCATCGGGAGGGTGGTGACGTGGAGGTGTTCCCCCGCATGGACTCCCCGGCGGTGGTTCCGGAGCGGGATTATGTGGCTGAGCTCCTTGGCCGTGGGCCGTTCTATGTGGCGCACAGGTTGGGTGGCACCGAGTACCCGGAGTTCACACGCCAAGGCTTGGATGCGTCGTTGCGTGCCGGCTTCAAGGCCCTGGAGCTGTCAGTGCGTCGCTGTGCGACTGGTGAGTTCGTGTTGATCCACGATTGGGTGACGACCCGTACGGTTCCGGGGACGGAGTATCAGATTTGGAACACCCCCTGGTCTACCCTCGAGGGCCTGCAGCAGGCGTCCGGCGGGTTCCTGCGTCTCACGGATGTCCTCGATCAGGTTGGTGACGACATTGTGCTAGCCATCGACCACAAGGTGACGAGCAGCAAAGAAACAGGTAGCACGGGCGACATGGAGTCTGAGGCTGCCCTGTTTGACCTTCTTGAGACACGGTTTGGCGCGGAAAATGCGAAGCGTCGTGTCATCATTAAGCATTTCATCAAGGGTGGCGTCTCTGCTCGTGCTCGCGCTCGCGGGTATAAGACCATGTGCATGATGTATCCGAATGAGGTTGCGGGCGTGGACCTGTCGCGCTTTGATGTGCTGGGCATGGAGTGGAATGCCGAGCAGGGCGTGTGGGACACTCTCAAGGCGACGGGCAAGCCTTTGATTGCACACATCATTACGACTCAGCAACAGGCTGATATAGCCCTCACTAGGGGTGCTACGGGCTTGATGGCGTCAGTGCCAAGTGTTGTTCATCCGTGATTGTAAATGACCACCCACTTCGGGGGTGTAGGAGGAGAGAGATTATGGGAAAGCATGTTCTTACCACTGATCGTACGCGCTGGCCGCTGCTCACGCCGGAGCGCCGTAAGGCCGTGTACGCGGTTGTGGCCGCATTGTTGGGGTTGGGCGCAGTGTATGGGCTGGCTACGCCCGACCAGGTGCACGCGTGGCTCGACGTCGCTGATAAGGTGTTGGGCCTTATCGCGTTGGTGTTGGCTGCCTCGCATACGGGCGGCGTGTACGAGGCGCCTGTGTATGGTGTGAGGGATGTTGACCAGTCATGACGTTAGCGAGGATTGTGGCGGCCATTGGTGCTAACGGGGTTGGCTTCAGCGCACTAGTGGCCACACTCTCTGGCATGGCAGGCATGTGGTGGGGCTACCAGAAGGCGAAAGCTGAGGCTTTGATTGCTCGTGAGCAGGTTGGTAAGGCTCGTGCTGAGCGTGAGCAGGCCGAGACGTCGGCGGCGCTGGAGGCTATTGCAGGGAAGATCGACCAGCGTCTGGACGCGTTGGAGGCCTCCTTGTCTGAAGTTCATCATGAGGTGACTCCCAACCATGGTGGGAGCATTAAGGATGCTGTGAGCCGGATTGAGTCCAACCAGGAGGTTTTCAAGTCGGCTCTGGATGCTCATGGGCAGGTGCTTACCGCGCACGGCCAGGTGTTGGATCGGATTACTGAGCGTCAGGATCGTGATTTGGAGGCTTTGTCTGCCCGGATTGATCAGGCGTGGGTGGATCATGAGAGGCTGCGTGAGGCGTTGAAGGGTATCGGCGCCTAGAAGAAAGAAGAAACCCCCTACCAGCCGGGTAGGAGGGTTTCTCTGTGTGTGCGTGTGTGGTTAGGAGTTGGCGCGCAGGTAGAGTTCCCACGCATCACCTAGGAGAATATTGAGAATGCCTGCGATTTCCTCAGGGTTGGTTTCGTGCTGTAGGGCCCAGTAGTAGACGTTGATGCCCTCAATGAGGTTCTCGTCGGTGTTGGCCTGTGCATAGTAGTAGTCCAGTGGGTCGTAGTCCCAGCCGGGGCATCCGTAGTCTGCTGCTAGGCTGGTGTCTTCCTGCCGTGGGAGGCGCGCACACCTGTTGATGAGGATTTCCAGGACGGCCTTGTCGTACTTGACGCTTCCCCTCTCATGGTCGGGGAGCTTGGCGGGTGGTGCGACGAGGGCGGAGGGTTGACCGGCGAATATCATGGGGTCGCATAGCCAGAGCCTGCCGATGTAGAGGGCGAGATTTTTGACGAAGTCAAGGCGGTGTCTTGAGTCGGTTGCGAGGTGGCGGACGTTGATGTCCTGGATTCGTAGGAAGCTCTTGGGGCCTTTTTTGATCGGGTAGGCGCGCCCGAAGAAGTCGATCCACTGACCTGCCTCGCGTAGGAAGCTCTCTGTGGGGTTGTTACTGTGTTCCATGGTGGTTAGTCCTCCTTGCTGCTCATCAGGACGTTCTTGATACGCTCCAGGGTCTTCTTGTCAAGCTGCTTCTTCTCCCTGATGAGTCGGGCGCGCACACTCGTCCAGTAGCCCTGGTTCCTGCCCGGGGGCGTCGGTACGTAGCCATCCAGTTCGACGACTGCTAGGAGCGCGCGGCTAGGGATGTTGAAGAAGAGGATACTCTCAGGTTTGGGGTCCCCTTGTCCGGCTTTTTCGACGGCTTCGTTAACAGCATTGTAGATGACTTCCCAGTCGGTGTCGTTGAGGCCAGGGATCAGGTTTGCTGCAGTGTAGCCGGCGTACTCGTATGGGTTGAGGGCGGCAGTTTCTAGGTGGATGGTTTCCCCGCAAGTTGCGAACCAGTAGGCATCGAGCAGGTCGGTAAGGTTGGTGTTGTCGAGCTTTCGTGCGGTCATGGTTGTAGCCTTCTCCTTAGTTATCTTTGTGTTGTGGCTTGCTGGTTGTCACACGCCGGTAGTTAGCCCATGAAACCACACACATGGTGAGGATTAGCATAGAGGCTGTCACCATCCAGGGGAAGCGCGCCAGCACATATAAGGCCAGCCCTGTGCCTACCAGTGCGCTGATAGTGACGATAGTGGTGTAGTAGGCGAGGATTGTCAGGTACTTTTTCACTTCCGGCCCACCCAACGCTGGTAGTCAAACCTAGCAACTGCACACAACGCGAAGATCAGCACTGGAACTGCCACCTGTATGGGAGTGCACAAAACTAGTGCGATGCCTACCAGGGTGGTCAGCGCGAGGACTGAGATACAGCAGGTGAGGACGAGCAAGTAGTTTTTCATTTCTCTTCTTCTTTCTGGTTGTTGTGACGTTCAAGGCTTCCTGCTGCACACACGATGGCTGTGGTGATTGCGAGGATCACCCACACGGCCATAGCAGGCAGGTGCCATGTGGTGATGACGGCTAGTAGGAGTCCTACCGTGGTGGTCAGGAACAGTAGGTAGAAGACGAGTTGTAGGAGTTTGTTACTGTTCATTTCTGGTTTTCCTTCTGGTTGATAGCATGGGCGCGCAGGACACGTCGTCGGTTGGTCACGGCTGCTGTTGTGCGTTCGAGTTGGGCTGCGATCTGGCGCGTGGACTTCGAGTAATCCAGGACAATCTCATCCTCCCAAGCCCTCCACGCCCGGCCGTTACGGCGCGCAAGCTGTAGGTTATTCTCAGGCAGGCGGTGGCGATACTTCAGCATGTACGCGCTGTTAGCATGCCGGCACAAACTGCACCGGCAACCTTGAACATACCTCGTGTGCGTCCCGTGTGTCTTCAACAAGATATTGTCCTACCTTCCCAGTAGTACCTTCACTGACACCACTATCATATCATACCTAGTACTACCGCAACACACGACACGCTATAATCAAACCATGACAGCATCACGAACCGGAACCACCCGCCACAAAAAATGGCGCACACGAGTCCTCCACCTCGCAAGGGCAGCCGGACAAACCAACTGCCCCGACTGCGGCTGCACCCTCGCATGGGGCACAACCCTCCAACCAACCAGCCCCGAACCAGACCACATCACCCCATACGCACGAGGCGGCACAGACACCATCGACAACGCACGCGTCACCTGCCGCAAATGCAACCAAGCACGAGGAGACAAACCCATCAAGCTAGGAATCAACGTGACCACCACCACCACAACACGCTGCCACACCATAGGCAACATCAACTGGTAAACCTATGCTATACTAGAAGCAACCACAGAGGTAGGGGGACAATACCCCCCCACCTCTACAACGAGTACCCCAGAGGCCTAGTGGGATATCCCCCCGGCAGTGTTTTTAGTCTGGGTCTGTCCCTCTGTCCCTGAAGACAAGATTTTATCTTTCCCCTCCTGTCCTAGGACAGGGGGGTTTTTTGTTTCTCATGCTCCAACCTCTGCCGCGCAAGGTAGGGGGTTTTTGTTTCTGCTAAGGCGGTGTGGGCTGCTGGCGCTCTACCACGCTCGTTAAGGCCTCTGTACGGCCCGTAGAAGCCCGAATAGACCTGGAGAGCTACCAGGGTACCTTCAGCGCCTGAAAGGCTCTCAGATCGCTGTATAGCGTTGATTTGAGGCAGCCCTGCCTTACGACACCTACCGGGACGCGCGTGCCCCCGAAAATCTGTGTCTCCGGGGGGTGGACAGAACGTTGTCAGGGCTTTGTCCCGGGTTTTTCGTTGATATTCCAACGGTTTCTGCTGGTGGTGCACCAAAGGGACAGACTTTCTTTTATAGACCATATTTAAAAAAGATTCTCATATAA